AGGTACTCATATTCTTATCTCGGTGGTGGGCCATGGCGTGGCACTTTCCACATAAGGGGATTGTTCTTGTTCCGCCGCGGCTCAGAGGTATCACATGATGATCGTGAATATCTGATGTGTTGCCGCACTCAAAACAAGCCTTCATTCTTGTTTATCCTTTGGAAAGTTTAAACTTGCGAACTCACCGTGGAGTTCTATGGCTTTTTTGTCGTATGCTCTTGCGGCCTCTTCTGCGGAGTCGTGGTGACCCAGATACATATGTCGGCCCTTACGGGTCGGATCTCCTATATACGCCTGATATCTACCATTGGGGTGACGCTGATGTACCCCTTTGTATCCTGATTTGCTGTCGGATCTTACTTTTTTGTTTCTGCAGTTTTCACTTCTGGTACATATCCGGAGATTTTCTTTTCTATTATCTAAAGCATCCCCATTTATATGATCCACATCCATTCCTTTCGGAAAGTTCATTATAAACCGATGAATAGATCGGTTCCGGGAGCCGTTCATAGCATAAAATTTACCTGATGTGGAACTCTTCGCGTACCATTTGCCACCATAAGGGGCGCCATTGGACCGATAGGCCATGGCTGCTTCCACCACTCTGTCGTAATCCTCCTCATCGACGATCGACACCCTGTCCGACAGTTCATCCTTGTTTTTCCAAAGTTTAATCTCTCTCATATCTACCCCAGCAGCCTAAATGTCTTTCCAATCGCATATGTTGAGAATCCCCAATTTTCATCATATTTTAGTCTAGCCATATAGGGCCGATTAAGATGAATCCGATCCTTCTCGGGTTTGACTCCCCAACACCTTATTCTAGTTAGTTCGTTGTTGGAGTCAATCACCTCAACGATCCAATAAAGCTTTCCATTTTTAGTATTCTTGGGAACAATCTTGCGCGGGATAAACCAGCACACCTGCAGTTCTTGATCGAACTCTGAAATCGGTGGAATAAATTTCTCTTGAAGCTTTTGAATGGTCTCTGTTGTGATAACGAGGTTAATTGGAAATACTCCAATCAATTCAGTTTTAAATTGAATTATTTCTTCTTCTCCAAAGTCTCCTTCCGGCGCATATAATTCGAGATTCTCACTAAACTTTTTAAGATTTTTTGGTCGCTCAACGACGCATGCAGACCAAAAATGTTTACGGCCAGTAAATCTGTCGTCGACCATCTTGTCGAGGGCACCGCCGCGGCAAAGAGCATCTAAAGCTTTCTTATTTAGTTTGCTATAGGACAACTCCTCTCGGAATAAAAGATCCTCAGCGTTTAGAAACGGCCGGTGGTCCAAAATCTGTTCGATGGCTGCCATCCCCAAGCCTTTGATAGAGGAAAGAGGCTGGATGAGAGTCTTCCCATCCTCGCTGATCTCCCAAACAACACCGGATTTATTAATATCAAGTTCCGCAATTTCAAAACCATATTGCTTTGCAATATTAATTGCCTTTTCTTTGCGAGACTCGGGCTCTTTATCTAAGAACGCGGCCATCCATTCGGCTGGGTAGTAGTTCCAAAACCATGCACACTGGAACGAAATAATAGAGTAGGAAACTGCATGTGACTTATTAAAACCATAGCCTGAGAAGTATTCAAACTTATCCCATAATGCTTGGGCTTCGTCACTAGAAATTCCCTTCTTAGCACATCCAGAAATAAACTTGCTGTGAAGATGTCCCTTAACCGAGCCTTTGCCTGTACCCTTCTTGGTTAATACCTTACGAAGCATATTACCTTCGTCAAGAGTTAGGCCGCCGAGCTTGTGAGCCAGCAGAGCAATTTGCTCCTGGAAGATCAGGAACCCAAATGTCTCTTGCGTAATTTCTCGCGCGTCTTCTGAGAGATATGTAATCCGTTGCGGATGTTCCTTTGCTTCTACATAATCAGCATCTACGCCGGCAGATAGAGGCCCTGGTCGGAAGATCGATGTGACGGCCGAAACATCAATGATATTATTTGGCTTAACCTTCGTACAGAACCCCTGTGCGCCTTGCTCTGTAAACTGGAAGATCCCGGCCCATCTTCCGGCATGAAAAATATTCTTATAAACCTCTGCGTTGTTTAGATCAATGACATCTGGATGGAGATTCTCATTATAATATTTCTGAATCTGAGCAAAGGTCGGCTCTGGTATATCGTGGTGCCGGCGTAAAATGTGCTCGATGCATCCCTCCATCATCTTCAGTGTGGATAAGCCTAGCAAATCGAACTTAATAAAGCCCATGGGCTCTAGGTGTCGAACATTCTGCCCCTCGGCCCAAGGCGCCTGACGAATACCACCTGAATTGATCAGAGGCATATTTGAATCTAGGTTCTCAGCAACCACCACGCCGCCGGCATGCCGAGAACAAGAGCGAACCTGACCAACGAGACCCTCAACATGTGTTTTTACTGCAGGGTGGGCAGCAAGATATCTCTGCAAGGAGGGAGAAAATTCCATGACTTCTTCCCAAGTGGGAGCATAAATGCCTGCCTTGATACCGTGCTTTTTCTTTGCTTCCGGTAGTGCTTCTCGCATCATAATAGCGGTGACTGTATTGACCTCGGTGAAAGGAATGTTATAAAGCTTTGAAATATCTTTAATCAAAGATTTCAACTGCAAGGTGTTCCAATTAGAGATTGGAGCAACGCAATCGGCGCCCCACATCTCCACAAGTTTCTCTTTCAGGGCTAAGCTATCAGACACATCATAATCGATATCGGGATAATCTGTTGCATCCGAGCGCAAGAAACGCGAGAACAGAAGACCATGCTTGATTGGATCTACCTGTGTGATGTTCAAAGCATATGCGACCAATGAGCCGGCTGCTGAACCACGGCCGGGGCCTGGTAGCATCATTCCTGTTGCGACATCAACAATCGATTTCATTGTTAAGAAATACTTAGAGAAGCCACGATCGTCGATAACATTAAGCTCAGCGCGAAGTCGATCAAGATACTCCTTATCTTTGTGGAGCGCTTTGCCTTTTAAGCCCTCAAGGGCAAAATTAACCAACGCTTGAGTCGCGGTGAATCCGGCCGGGACAACAAATTCTGGCAAGCGAACTGTGTTATCGGGTAGGAATGACTCGACTCTATCAAAAGCGATCCTGTAACTCTCTTCAATGCTTTGGAGGACCAAATCATCATCGTATTCAAACCCTTGTTCATCGGAGTACTGCTTATAACTCTCCCACATTTGGTCACCGTTCTTCGGGTATAATTCGTAGCCGATCTCTTCAACACCTTCTGGTAATTGTGATTCGTCTTCTGCCCACGATGGCCGGCCCTTACCAAGCCAACCAAGACGCTTGTAAAGCTCTCTGTCCTTCCAAGCGTCAGGGTTGGGGTAGTGGCTATCGGCTGTTGTCAGCAGTCCAACGCCAAACTCTTTGGCAACCTGAATGACATACTGGTTCAGTTCATGTTGCTCTTTAATATTATTCCATTGAATCTCAGCGTACCAACGATCTCCAAAGATATCAACCATTTGCCGTGTAGACTCTCTCATTGCCTCTAGGACGGCTTCGTCGCCTTCCTCTCGGTGTTCCCAGTAGTTGCCGGCGTAAACGCCGCCTAGGCACGCTGACGAGGCTATAATACCCTCATTGTACTTCTTCAGGAGTGCGTAGTCAATGCGAGGGTACCGATAGAAGTTTTCTGCCTTGTAAGATTCTGAGACGAGCTTGAATAAATTGTTTAGTCCTGTCTGATTCTGAGCTATTAAGACAAGATGCCGGCGGCGCTTCAAGATCCCTTGAATCCTTTTGCTGTCGCCTTCATCTTCGACGGTGGCTCCGGACTGCTCGTCTTTCTTAATTGAACGGGCGCGCTTCTTATCTTCCATTGCTTGATTATACGCGTCATGCCACTCAGCGATCGACGGCGTGAAGTAGGCTTCGCAGCCAAAAATTGGCTTGAATTCTTTTCCTGCTTCCTGCATCTTCTTTGCGTGCAGTACTTGGTATGCTAGACCATTCATGTTACCATGATCTGTCAGCGCCAAGGCGTCACACCCATTCTCGTATGCAAAATCCATGTGATCTTGTGGATACCCAATGGCATCAAAAATAGACCCTGCCACGCTGTGTGCATGCAGTCCTACAAACTTAATTTTAGAATCAATTCGACTCATTTACTCTCCCGAAGTATATGGTATCTTAACATGCCGGTGGGGCCTTGTCAAGCCTTCAAAGGGTTTAATTATGTTATTGTCTGACGAGATAAAGCCCACATAGTTATCCCAGGTTGAGACATCGTGGTACCAATCTAGGCTGATGTCGTGATGATCTATTGCGCGTAAATCTTCGAATATCTCACTGAAACTGAATTGTCGGGCGGACCACCGGTCTTGTAGCGGCAATTTTTGGCTTGGGTACTGGTGGTCCGGTAAGGGGGGTAAATACTCCCTTGTTGTCTTTTTGTTCACTCTTCTTCGACATGTTTTAAAGTCTTCTCCTGTCATTGTAAATGGTAAAAATTGATTATCTATAATACTTTTTTTATTATAGGTAAAAAATATATTTTTTTGTTTGTCGCTAATAAGCTTTCGATGTTGTCTAATAAAATAGATGTCAAATACTCCAAACGGAAAAGAAATAAAATATTTCTCGGGGGCTAGCCATTTGGAAATTTTATAGGAGGTCATGTAGGCGGCATGGATGCCTTCTAGAATCGACCAACCGTAACTATCTCTCCTATTTCGATCTTTCGGTTTAATACCAACATAATAAATAGGGACTTCCCGCCTTAAGTTAGTATAAAATTTTGATTCTATATCTCGCTTATAGTATACGGGATCATAAACCCAGTCTCCGACCGTCTTTCTAATTACAGGTGCGAGATCATCGTTGGCCACAATCCAAATCGTGTTACAGCCGGCTGCGGCGCATTCATAAACTGATTTTTGTATCAGATTGAGGCCTTCGCCGATAGGCAAGAGTAGTTCCGGGAAGGATAATCCCAGTTCTGTTTCACAATTTGCAACCGGTATTATTCCGCTAAGGTGCGCCGACATTCAATCTCTCTAAAAATCTATCGTAGGGAACGACAATATCTTGTATAGACTTGAGTAAAGCTTCTTCACTGGTCTTCGCAACTTTGATATTAGGGGCTGTCGGTTTGCCTCTGTCCGGTCGGCGGCTGATTTCGCGCCGGATGCTAGTTGTTCTAAAATCATAGTGCCTAGGCGTTCCTTTTTCTGTGTATCCATTGAGTTTCCCTCTCATTCCTTTATCTTTCATGGTTTTTAATACTTTGAACCGGGCCATGGTCTCGGAATAATCAAAATCTAATAATTGTTGCTTGCTTAGCTTTGATACCGCACAAGCATCTCTAACAGGAGTATTTCCATCAATACGGTCGGAAGAATAAAACCATATTTCGCTGACAAAATCATCACTTGTTCTGATGTAATCAATTTCATGTTTGCCTCCGCTGTTGAACGCTATATAATCATAACATGTATAGGCCTCTTCGTCAAGTTCTGTTTTGTGAGTAAAGCCAGAAGTGGCGTCGTCTCCAAAGTAGAAGCAGTGACCAAATTGAAATTCCATTATTTTAGAATATTCATTTGAACATACCACTCTTTCTCCATCATAACGAATGCGGGAACAGAGATTGGACAGAGGAGTTCTGCCATTCAAAGACAGCAAAAAGAAGATCCTCTCCCAGAGTAGTTCCTTGGGCTGACCTATTAGTTTAACGCCGTTAAAGGTCGTTAAGCTTTTTGTTGAGCCCGGTAGTTCTAAGAATAGGGGCTCGTGTCTCGAACTGAAATATTCAAATTTAGATGGTCTTCGGCTTTGTGTGAAGAACACAGGATAGTTGTTTTTAAACGCGTATAGGAGAGCAGCTAATGAGCCCCCAACAACTATATTGTCATAGTAAATCATGACTTATCACGCATGATGATATCACGAACAATAACCAGGCCCTGCACTAAACAATGCGATTAAAAAGTTCATTCTTCGTCCTTGATATCATTAAGCATCGATACGATATCAAGGCCGGCACAATCAATCTTTCTTTTTGATATATGATAGTGGCTCACGAAACCTGTGAAGTTACCATAAGCTACTTCTTGTTCGTACTTTGTTGAAGTCTTATTAAACTGACTTGTTGGGGTCTCGTATGGAATCCCTGTCGCAGTGTTTATAGCTTTCCAGAGTGCCTTAGCTGCTTCTAACTGTTCTGGGTAAAACCCCAAGAATGGATCTAACTTTTCTCCGTGAACCCATGCATCGTCGATGATCGGTCGTTTTCCAAAGCCGTTTTTATCATACCAATCTTGGTATTTTGGATAGTACGCATTTGTAATCTCAACTCCCACCGAGGCTCTATTCGTGCGCTCTGAGCCGGCATGCCAGGCCGCATGCTGCATATCCATTGTTTGATAGATCGTACCATCATTGTCGATAAGGAAGTGCACGGATATTCCGCGGGTGTCAAGTACTTTCTGGCATGACTTTGAGTTCAAGCAGACATCCCAATGATTTACAAAATACCTAACCGGCCGTCTAGGCCGGCCAGAGTAGTCATAATAATGACCTGGTTTTGCTTTTAATCCAGTAGGATCTGACCAATGCACAAATTTGTCCCATTTAATAGGATAGAACTCTCCGTTATAAACAATTGAGTTTGAATAGGATGGCGGCAAGTCTTCACAGTATTCCCCCACGATCTTTCTTTCTTGTCTTTCAGTCCACAAGCGTCGGTAAGTCAGGGGGCCACAACATCCATCGGCGGATATATGGTGGATGCGTTGCCATTTTTTGATTGCCCTTGTTAGCTTATCATCAAAGTATTTTTCACCAAACCAGTGAGGTTCCCACCCTAGTTTCTTGGCCGAAGCTTCGTTGTAAAAATTTTTATCCATATATTCTCTAATCGAGAGTTAATACCCCCACTACATAATTCTCTAAAATTACATTATAAGTAGTGTTCTTGATCACTATTTCGTCGATCATAGCTGTATCGACTACAATTTTGTCGCCTAGGCCAAGGGTAAATTTTACATCATCGGCGATTTCAACGACCGATACCACCGAATGTTTCTCTTGTTGAGGTTTGTAACTCTCCGGTAGAACGACTAAGCTCTTTTGCTCGTCGTCGCGAGAGTCTAAATTTACTAAAATATATCTATTGACTGGTTTAAACATGTTTTCTCCTTTGTTTAAAAATTATAACCAAATTTTTTAATTGTATCTGTTTCGATGTAAGCTACTTTTTCTAACATTTCTGATGTGTAGGTCAGATCATAATTATATTCATACTTCACAATACCCTTGTTCACATGAGGTACAGTAGACTTCCATGTCTCTATGAAACTATATTTTTCTAATATAGCTTTAACATTTTCTTCGTAGTTTTCAAATCTGTAGACATGTGTGATAGCTGGGTGATTGTACCAGTGACTTTGTGGTTGCGAAACAATCTCATGTATCTGAAAATCAGAGTATCGGCTTCGATGGGACAAGTTTTCTTTATATACAGTATTAATAAAATTGCCAAAGGTGCTTAGAGTTGTGCTTACCGCTAATGTTTCGCCGCGATGTCGAGCTTCAGCCTCATACATATGAATAACGCTGAGTTGAGCATTAAGCATATTTAAGTAAACCGATCTAAACCTGTCCCAAGGATTTCGAACAAAGCAAAATATCTCGCTGTAATCATTGTAATCAGATGGTTTTGTCTTGGGAAACCAATCCATAGTTGCATGAGAGTGATGATTGTTGTGAATATCGGGATGACCGGTGTCAAAATACTGTTTGTAATTTCTTGCGACTAAACTGGAATATTCTTCATCGTTCAAATGAGTCAAAAGGCCACTCAGGGTACTGCCACCTGTTCTCGGAATATGTATGAAAATAAATCTTTTGTTTCTATCAATTATCACAGGTTTCCTTTAGATTGTGCAGGTATCGTTGCTGCAGTATTTGGCGCCGGTGCCGCCTTCATCGTCATCAATTTTAGTTATTGGTGTTATCGTCAGCGACATCTCTTCGTATTTTTCTTTAGTTATAGCCTCGTAAGGAGCCTGTTCATATCCAGTTTCCTCATACCTCAAAAAAGAAACAGCTTTTAAGCGAGTTTCATACATCTCTAGTGCATTCTGAATTTGGCTGGCCTCATGAGGCTTAAACGAGACCGTAACAGACACTGCGTTATCGGCCCAATAATTTTGATACTGGGCTGCAATCTCAAGTTGCTCCCACATCGAGACATCCTTTTTCCCTTTTGTGAAATACGGTTCGTGTACAGGAAACTCAACAACAGAAGTATTCGGAGAGTATTTATCATCTTCACTATAATAACCTGCCTTTTTCAAACTGTCAAGTACTTTTGAAGTTTTTGAGAACCTTATCCGTCTAATGTAATACTCACTTTCGGGAAAGTGGATGCCAGGAGTGGATCCATTTAATAGGGATACGGTCCCTGACGGCTTAATCGATGTCATTTTAATCGACCTAGGGACGCAGAGCCAATTAGAATAGTCTTTATCTAGGTCCTTAACATATCCGTATGCATCGTCGGACCATTGGAGCATTTGGCGCCGTCCGAATCGATTAAACGCTTGGACAATGCCGGACTGAGACAATCCGATGCGACGGTTCTTTAACATCTTCGCATTAGTTTCAGGCCAATGTGTGTTGACTAGCGTAACTGTTTTTCCGTATAGGTACGCACACTTAAGTGTTTTTAGATAATCTTCATAATCATCGTGCTTGGCGGGGAAAGTCTCAACCAAACAACACATCTCTGCATTATGAAGACTTTGTTCTACGCAAGGATTGAAGCCGACAACTTCAGCGTCGTCGTAATTTACCCCATCCTTCATACGGCCGTAGGCTCGAGCATTTTCAAGCCAGATATACCCGGGTTCACCGTTCTTTTGACTTTGTTCTGCATGCCAGCTATAGTCCATCCCGACAGGAGCGTTAAAAGAGTTGTTGGATCCCCATCGATGATGGTAAAGCTTTTCCTGATCATTCTTCATCTCAAGATAACGATGATCATCAAATTCCCCCAAGGCTAGAGCGGCTGACCGTCTAACATTGCCAGAGACGACGCAGCGGCCGATTAAATTCTCTATATCTACGAGGTCAACAGATGTGATCAGTTCACCAATTTTGTCGGCAAACAGTGCAGCAAGATTCTTGTGTAATTCAATGAGTGGCTCGGGGCCCGAGGATGTACCACCAAACCCGTGAATGAGCGCTCCTAGGGGTCTCAAGGCAGAATAGTCAAACTTTGGTACTTTGTGCCCAAAGAAGAATCCGTTAAGTAAGGTTTGAACTGAGTCAACCCAGCCTTCACGGGAATCATCGATAACTAATGTATCATTGGTATACTCTGGCTCTTCAATGGTTATTGTGCCGGCGCCTTTTGTATCAAAGCCGACACCTACCCCCACCATCAAGGCATCCATGATCCAAGAGAAGATATAACCACCCTTTGTCGATAGATCTTGAGTGGATCTGAACGCGCAATTAAACAGTGCGGCGCCGGTCCTTTCCTCAACGAATTTAGTACCCATCATCCACAATCCTCTGCCCGGTGGCGTCCATTTGAGATTGAATAATCGGTCAAATGCATCTTTAGCTGTTGACTGTGACTTATTATCGTTCCACCCAAGGCCAAGTCTGATGACATGTTCTTTCTGTATATGAAACATTCCTTCAATAACGCGGCGGCAGGTCTGCCACCATTCTTCGGTGCCCGTTGCGCCGGCGTCAAATTCACTCAGGCGGCGGGCGTATGTTCTTTTGAAAGTAATATATCCCAGAGGGCCCCATGGGGGATCCATGGTTTTATAGGGTTCGATAAAAGAGTCTGAAAGCCTGAATCGGCGGATGTTCTCAATAGTTCTCATTTTTGTTTCCTTTTTTAAATTTTTGATACTGTGATTCTAGATGGACTTTTTGCATCTTCGGTGTGAGAGATACTGGATTTGCAACGATATAATTAGTTGTTGCGATTGTTGTGTTATTCTTGGGCAAGATTTTAATTTTTACACAGGATGTATCCATAAAAATATCATACACCATTCCGTCGGGTCCGTTTCTATTTTTTGCAATAAAAATCTTGCCGGTGTTATTTTGTTTGTCCTCAATCGTTCTAGAAACTGATATAATGAAGTCTGCTACAAAGCACTTATTAAACGCCTCTGATATCTGCTCCATCGTAATCACTTCTGCATTCAAGCCTGAACGATTAGTCTGAGAAGCAGTCCAAATGGGACACTGAAACTCTGTCGCGATGCCGCGGAGTTCTTCGTAGATAGAACCCAGTTCCTCTCTCTTCTCTTTCCTTGCTTGCACAGGCCTTAGTAAATCGGCATAGTCGACGATGATTAGGCCCGGTGTGATATCTCTTTTGATCAATCTTGTAAGATGAGATCTAATTGTGTTGGTGGTAGCAGATTTAGTGGGATATTCCTTTACGATAAGGCGCCCATCAAGACTTTTAACTTTTTCATAGATCTCATCTTTAAAATCCGATAAGTCGGAAAGCGGATATTCTGTGATACAACTGTCATATCTTTTACCAATGACGGTATCTTGTAGCTCCAATGTATAATGTACGACAGCACGGCCCTCTAATATAGCTTGGGCTCCCAGGTGTACAAGAGCCATTGATTTACCGGCGCCAGTTGGTGCGATTACAACTCCCAGCTCACCTTTCCCCAAACCGCCGCTTGTTATTTCATCAATCTCTTGCCAGCCAGTAGTGGCAGGCTTCCGGAATTTTACCTTATAACGCTCTTCAAAATCTTTCAAATAATCATAGCCAAAATTGTTCTCGGACCCCAATTTTAGAGAATCGTTGATAATCTGTGAGATTTCATCAAAAGAACAAGACTGAAGCAGACCTACTGATTTAAGCATCGCTTCTTTTAAATTTTGCTTTCTGCAAAAATCAAGAGAGGTCTCTTTAATATATTCCCGTTCAGTAACCTCAGAGGCACAAACTTTCTTAAAAAACTGTTGTGTCTGCTCCGATACTACTTTGTCTTCTTTCTCTAGTTCAGTCTGCAAGATTACATCAAGAATCTGTTGAGAGGGATGCTTGGAATATCTGGTTCTATAATTTACTATCTTAGAAGTAAAGAGGCGCAAATACTCAAGTTCTAAGAATCCCACATTCAACACTTCAAGAATTTGATCTGCGAAAGGTCGGTCGTCTAAGATAAGATGTACCAAATTTTCTTGGAAGGTCTTACCATATTTACTGAAGGTCGGGGTGTTGGACAATTTATACTCTTTGGTTGTGGTGGTTCTGGGGTTTAACAGGTCACTAAGATTTTATTTAAATGAGTCTTGAGATCTTCCCAGTTAAGTTCGCCGAAGCCGTCTTCTCTCATAAGTGAAATAATCTTAGTTTTATTAAAAGTGCATTGAAAATTTTCGATAGATTCTTTAACAAAGATTTTTGATTGAATTGATAATAGTGGGGAGTATAACTGCATCATTTTATAATTATGTTCGATAGCTTCTTTCCCCTCAATAATATTAACAAAAAACCTCAATTTACTATCAGCTTTTTCACAGAATTCTACTAACTCATTGATAGTGTAGTCTTTTTCCGACGCAAGAAAAGATAACCTTTTTTTAACCGAAACTTGGCCGGCGCCTTTAATACCAGGGAGGTTATCTGAAGGATCACCAATTATAGCTCGAGCTAGCGCCATGTTGGTAGGGTGGACACCGAATTCTTCGATTACATGCTTCTTATTCACAAACTCATCGCGTGTTGGTCGATATACGATTGTTTCATCATTACAAAGTTGAAGGAAATCTTTATCGTTAGAGATAATTATCTTTTGCCAGCCGCTGTAGTGCTGGAGGCTTGTTATATGTGAGATGACATCATCTGCTTCAACTTCTGGAATCATAACTTGTACAATCGGCATTTCGTTAAAATAATCAATAACTCTAGATTGCTGCCAAATTTTATTATGTACGATCTCGTTGTCTGTTAAA